CGGGGTCAGCGACCACCGGGAGTCCCACTGGTCTGTGATGTCTGCGAGCGGGTGTGCCTGCCCGACTCAGAAGCCTCAGACTGGTGGCTCTCGGCGGTCAACCCTGCGACCAACGTGCGGGTCTGCCGATGCCCTCAGCACATTTCCACCTGGGCACTGCGGACGGCGGGTGTGCCTCGGTCGAAGAGCACCTACGTTTGGGTTGAGACCGCCCGAGAGCGTGACACCCACGAATCGGCCAAGGCCGCACCTCTGGTGTGGCGCAGAGGAGAACCATGAAGAAGAAGTACGCACGTCTGTACTACGACAAGCGCACCTACAACCTTGGCAGTTTCGAGACCAAGGCTGAGGTCGCCGCAGCACGGGCTGGTGCCATGGCCATGCTCAAGCGCATCCAGAGCGAGGCCTACCCGCCCCCGGCACCCAGGCTGTCCGAGCCTCGCACGCTACGACCTGACGAGGTGGCCGACCGCATCAAGACCTCGGTCCTGTCGGGCAAACTCGACCCCTTCCTGGACGAGCTTGACGAGGTGGTCAAGAGGCGGGCCTTCATGCTGAAGAACCTCCCCAAGCAGGTGATGTTCGGCAGGCCTGTCATCAAGCCAAGGAGTGGCGCAGCAAGAAGGGCAAGGCGATGAAGGAGTACCGGGAAATCCCTGACCCTGATGCCCCTGCCCTCGTAGTGACGCTGGTCGAAGAGTGAGTTGCGATGACGTGGTTTAGCGCCCATAGCCACAGCGAGTTCAGCACCCTCGACGGGATGCAGAGCGTCGACGCCATGGTTGAGAAGGCTGCGTCACTGGGCCAGCCCGCCCTCGGTCTCACCGACCATGGCTACATGACCGGGGCCTTCAGCCTCTACAAGGCCTGCCGCCAGCACGACATGAAACCGTTCCCTGGGTTTGAGGCCTACTTTGTGGACGACGTCCACGACAAGGACGCCCCACGCCACCACCTGACGCTCCTGGCGTACACCACCGCTGGCTACCAGTCCCTCGTGAAGCTGTCGTCCCTCAGCCATGTGCGGCCCAACTTTCACAAGAAGCCACGGTTCGATTGGGCTGATTTGGCCGCTATGGCGTCTGAGAAGGCCACCGACGGCATCGTGTGCATGACCGGGTGCTACTTCGGCCCGGTACAGCAAGCGTTCGTCAGAGGCGCTCCTGACGCCGCTAAGAGGATCACGATGGCGCTGCGCAACATCTTCCCGACACTCTTCGTCGAGGTCCAGCACCACCACACCGACCATGGCGACGAGTGGGACGACACCAAGATGGCCATGGCGCTCTACGACCTGGCCGGTGAGCTGTCGCTGCCGATCATGGTCACACAGGACTGCCACTACTTGCACAAGTCCCACGGCGAGCTGCACACGCTCATGAAGGGCGTGAGCTACGGGGCCGAGCCTGGTGATGTTGGTTTCCCTGGCGACTCGTACCACTTGGCAAGCTCGGCCTGGGTCCAGCGCCACTACGAAGGCACACCCATCTGGACCGAAGGCTTGCTCGGCGCAAAGCACCTTCTTGACTTGCACACTTTCACACTTCCACCACTGGACCGCTACCAGTACGTCGTGCCCAACGTGCTCGACCAGCCGAAGACCCTCGAAGAGGTCGTCAACGATCGCTTCGCTGCCAGCGACCACTGGGGCGACCGGCGCTACGTCGATGCCATCGCCTACGAGATGGGCGTGATCAAGGAGCTGGGCATGGAGGACTACTTCCTCCTCGTCTACGACTACGTCTCATGGGCCGAGGAGAACGACATCCTCGTTATGGCCCGAGGCTCGGCCACCGGTTCCATCGTATGCCACCTCCTCGGCTTCACCCAAGCAGACCCGATCTACTGGGACTTGACCTTCGACCGCTTCCTGACGCCTGACCGTGTGCGACCACCCGACATCGACCTCGACATCGAGGACACCCGACGGGCCGACGTGGTCAGCTACTTGGCCGAGAAGTACGACCTCACCCAGATCGGCACCTTCAACCGCATGGGCTTCGACGACGACACCGGGCGAGGCAGCGTCTTTGTCAAGTACATGAGCGGGCAGCGCAAGCTCTTGGGTGACGACTTCCCCCGCAAGCTGGGCCGAGTGAAGGACGTGTATGACCTGGCCAAGGTCGACCCCTCCACGGCAGGCAACCTCGTCGAGTTGGCCAAGCAGCCGCTGCGGACCTCGGGTGGTGCTCATGCTGCGGGCTTCGTCCTGAGCCAGGAGGGGCTGCGAGTCACCGACTGGATTCCGACCATGCTTATCGCCAGCTCTGACACCACCGTCACTCAGATGACGATGGACGACGTCGAAGACGCAGGCTTCGTGAAGATCGACTTGCTGGGCCTGCGCTCGCTCTCGACCATGGCGCACGCCTTGAAGCTCCTGGGCAAGCCAGCCGGTGACCTCTCGTGGATTCCTCTCGACGACAAGGAAACCATGAAGATGCTCCGCAAGGGCAAGCCGGGAACGGGCATCTTCCAGCTTGAGGGCTACACCGCTGCCAAGGGCTGCGAGGAGATGAAGCCCAAGACGGTGCGGGACCTCATCCTCATCAACGCCCTGTACCGGCCCGCCACCATCGACCATGGCTACACCTCGGCCTTCATCGCCAACCGGGCCGACAGCTCCCTGGTGACCTACCCGCACGCCATCTTCGAGAAGCACCTTCGGGAGACCCATGGCGTGCCGGTCTTCCAAGAGCAGGTGCTGGCCATCCTTCGGGACCTCGGGATGCCGGTCGACAAGCTCAACGACTTCCTGACCGCCGTCAAGGGCAAGCACGCCCAGGGTGGCTACTCGGACTACTCTGACGCCCTCGTGGCGGGAGCCAAGGCTGACTTCGACCGCCTGTGCCACAACCATGGCATGTGGGAGGGTGAGATTGATCGGGCGTGGGAGTTGGTCGAGGGCTTCGCTGCCTACGGCTTCAACAAGGCTCATGCCACGGCCTATGCGCTCCTCGGCTACCAGCTGGCCTATCTGAAGGTCCACCATCCGCTGGAGTTCCACACGGCCCTGCTGGCCACCACCCATGGCCCGAAGATGAAGGAGTACATGGCCGAGACACGGCGGGTTGGCATCCGCCTCCTCAGCCCCGACGTGAACATCTCGGGTGTCAACTGGACCCTCGACCACGACAAGGGGGCCATCCGCCGAGGTCTCTCCTCAGTGCTCGGGCCGAAGGCAGCAGTAGCGCTTGCAGAGGCCCAGCCCTACACTTCTGTGGACGACATCATCGAGAGAACCCCCTCGAAGGTCGTGACTGGTGGTAAGAATTGGGAGACCAAAGGAGAACTGATCGGTGTGCTGGCGAAGCTGAGGGACAGTAGAGCGCTCTCCTCACTCGGAGTACTCCCAGAATGACGGGGCCAGGGCTTGGTTCACGGCTACCTACCGCCGAGGTAGTCAGCGGCAGTGCGAAACTCCACTTTCTCCTTTGGGGAGATTCGACACTGCTCCAGGGTTCAATTCCCTGGCCTGGTCCCACACCATGAACGAGCGCCACGTCGAGCCGAACTTCAAGAAGGGCCTGCCCAAGAAGAGCCGCAACCCAGGCTCCATGGGTCGGTGGCGCAAGGAGGTGCTGCGCCGGTCGAAGTACCGCTGCGCCATCTGCAAGGCCTGGGACACACCACCCGGCAACAGCCTCGCTGCGCACCATGTCATCTTCAGGAGCCATTGCGCACCCGAGCACCATGACGACCCGGCCAACGGTGTAGCCCTCTGCCATGAGTGCCACAGGTCGCTGCACAACGGTGACGTGAAGCTCGCCATGGCCAGCCTCCGCCCTGACACCATCGACCTCTGTCACACCCTCGGCCTACGCTGGACTCAGGAAGGTCCCGAGGGGACCCTGAGCAAGTACTTCAAGTAACCAAAGGAGCAAGTAATGAGCGCCTCACTGAAGCGCATCAACAAGATCGCCACCCACCGGGTGAAGATCACCCCGACCATCCGTGCATGGCTGGCTGGCCACCCAGAAGGAGTCGGGATCGAGACCGAGGAAGAGGCCGAGCTGATGGTCCGCTTGCTCATGATCCCCGAAGAGGGGAGCAGGGCGGGGGCCTTCCACCCATCGGGGCTGACCCGATGCCAGCGGGAGCAGCTCTTCGGCTTCTATGGTGACAGCAAGGACGAGGGCTACAGCCATGGTGCGCAGCTCCAGAACATCTTCAACGATGGCACCTGGCGGCACGCACGCTGGCAGCTCATGCTGACCAAGCTCGGCATCCTCCATTCGACCGAGGTGCCGGTGAACATCCCGTCGAGGCGGCTCACTGGCTCCATGGATGGTCAGGGCACCGACAAGCACGGCGAGGAGTTCTTCTTCGAGCTGAAGGGCACGAGCATCTCGCTGGCCAAGCTGGAGAAGGAGGGCGCATTGCCTGCGCACATCTTCCAGGTCCAGGCCTACCTGGCAGCGTCAGGTCTCAAGGAGGCGATCATCATCTACGAGTCCAAGATGAACCAGGACTGGATCGAGATCATCGTCGAGCGGGACGAGGAGGTCATCGCTGAAATCCTGGCCATCCTCGACGACCTCAACGAGCACGTCGACAACATGACGCTCCCTGACATGCTCCCCGACTGCAAGGCCAAGACCGGCGACGAGTACGCCAACTGTGCCTACCGACGGACCTGTGAGGTAGCAGGATGACCATCGAGACCCACCCCATCGCCCCTGTCGGCAGCGTCAGGGACTTCTGGATCACTGCTGGCCTCAAGCCCACCGAGGAGATGAGCGCCGAGCTGCTCGGCTACATGCATGTCCTCATGGGCCGTGTGGACCCGCCCATCGAGAACGGTGTCATGACCCTCATGGAGGTGGCCAACGCCTACTACAGCCGAGCCAAGGAGATCGAGTTCCGCATCCACGAGGGCGAGCGCCTGGGTGAAATCCACAAGGGCAGTGACCTCTACCGGTTCCGCACTGGCGAGCTTCGGGACTTCATCGAGCTGGCCAAGGCTGCCCAGGATCTTGGTTCTCGACGGCTCACCGACGCCATGCGTGAATTTTCGGGAAGGCTTGGCGGATGATTGGTTGCATTGGTGTGATTGATGCACTAGGTTGACCCTCAACCAACCAAGGGAGCTAGTCAACCATGCCGAGTCAGGAAGTGAAGGACCGAGCCAGAGCGATTCTGGAAGCCGACGGATACGAGGTGTCCGAGAAGAGCGGGAGCCGCTTCGAGAATCAGAACCGCAAGCCCAAGCAGGAGGAGAAGCCGAAGGTGCCGCAAGTCCCCGGTGAGTTCACCGTCCATTCCAGCACCCCGAAGCGCCTGGAGCGCCAAGCGCCCCGAGGCAAGTGGGGACGCTTTGCCGAGATGGTCCGCATGGCCAACGGCCAGTACGTGAGCATGGAACTTAAGACCCGTACCGCTGCCATGCAGGGTGCCAGCCGCCTCCGAGGCCGACAGGCCACCGACCGGGACCGGTTGGGCGTCGAGGGTGAGTTCGACACCTTCATCGACAATCAGACCATCTACGCCGCCTGGACCAAGGGCCGCAACTTCGAGCGGGCAACGTGACCGGCCGCAAGCACCAGCAGCGAGTCGAGCGGGCACGAGGCAAGGCAGGCGAGCGAGCACTCCATGCCCTGGACGACACAAAAGCCCCTGGCGTCGTCGTGGGGACTGTTGACCCTCTCGGCCTCCTCCACCCCCAGAAGAACTCCCCGAGCACCGCAGAGCAGCTCCTGGACGCCCTGGAGAGGATCGACGACCATCTTCGTGAGATCATCAGTGAGTTGAAGCGGTGATAGTTCAGCTCAGCGACGCCATGGCCAAGCCTGCGGTCTTTCTCCGCAAGGCCCAAGCTGGGGAGACTATTGTCATTCCGGTCGAGCCTGGGAAGGTGCAGCGCAACTGCACGGAAGAGCTGAAGCGAGTCGGTCGACGTATTCGTTTCGAGGGCCACATCAAGGCCACCTCCGATGGTGTCAGAGTGACGCCACTAAACCGAAAGAGAGAAACACTATGAGCAGCGGCGGGGCCTGGCTCGGAGCCGTGGCCATGGTCATCATCCTTGGGTCGTGGGCCATCTACTGGTGGTACGGATTCTGCGAGCGTCGTGAGGCCCGGTTCATGCAGCACATGGATGCCCACATGGGGCGCTACGCCTCAAACGTCGACCAGGGCTACAGCGATCGCCACCACCCACAGCGGGTGATGGAAGAGCCGGTCCCCGCCGACCTCTACAGCCGAGCCAGGCTGCTGGCCTTCCTGCTGGGTGACGATGACGATGAGTGATGGAAACGCCATAGAAGGGCTGTTCTGGGGCTGCCTGCTCTCGCTGCCGTTCTGGGCAGTGGTCGGCTGGCTCATCCACCGGATCGTGACCAGCTCATGAAGACATGCCTGACCTGCTCTCGCAAGGCCATGACGGGCAGCGTCTTCTGCTCCAAGCATCGTGCCGAGTTCAAGCCGCCTGCGCAGCAGAAGTACAGGGGCGACTGTGAGGCTGATGGCTGCTTCGTGCGGGCCAACACGGCCCAGGGTGGCCGATGGCTCTGCGATGACCACGTCGACCTCGTAGCGCTCTTCAGAGACACCGTGGCCCGAGGCCGTGAGCCATCCGACGCATTCGGCTTCCTGAAGGAGAACTCATGATCCACAAGCACACTGTCACGCCCATGCCGGGTGATTGGGCCATCGAGCACGGCCTTGGTGCCCATGTCATCTCTGCGGGCTTCCAAGGCGACCAGCTCGTCGTCTGGACCGCAGGGAACACCATGGGTGCCCGTGCAGCTACGACCATGGTCTATGTCCGCTTCACCGGCGATGACGCCCCGAAGGATGCCAAGCACCTCGCCACGCTCACTCTGGATGCTGGGACCATGGACCTCGTCTTCCACGTCTTCGTCTGATGGCTGTCATTGTCGGCGTTGACCCGGCGAGCACCAAGCTGGCCATGGTCGCTCGCTCCACCTTCGGCTCCAGCTACATCTCCTCGAAGGTCTCGAACCTGTCGGGCGGGAAGAAGCGCTCGCCATGGTCACCCATGGCGTGTGGCGAAGCGGCTAAGGTCACCGCCAGTTTCGTCGAGCAATTGAAAGTGCGGTGGGCGAATGAAGCCATCCATGCGTTCATCGAGTCGCCGCTGGTCGGCAAGGGCGGCGTGCGAAGCACCATGGTGCAGGCCTTCACGTCGGGTGCGCTCCAGGCCACCATGGTCAACGCCGGTTGCACCGTCACCATGGTCAACGTATCGACCTGGAAGAAAGAGGCCATAGGCAGTGGCCATGCATCCAAGGACGACGTGGCCGAAGGAGTACGACTTCGATGGCCTGCTTTCATCAGAGGTGCAGGCAGCGATCAGGACCTCATCGACGCTGCCGCCATTGCCCTTTGGGGGCAGGACAACCTTCCCGAGTGAGGGCTGGGCACCACTGGCGGCGTGCCATCACCGCACCGAGGTCATGTTCGGCCACCGCTGCAACGCCTACTGCCACCGTCACCATGGTGAGAAGTGCATCGTCAGTGACCGGGTCGCCTACGCCAAGAGCATCTGCTCGGCCTGCCCAGTACTTGCACACTGTCGCATCTGGGCCATTGAATCCGAACTCGAATGCGGGGTGGCCGGAGGACTCACCGAGGCAGAAAGACGATGGTTCATGACCCGATACCACAGCCGGGTGAGCGAGCAGCTGACACTGTGGCACACTGAAGCCGAAGAGCAAGCCGAGGAGGAGCCGATCACATGGTTGCCCAAGATGCAGTCGAGCCGGGCGAGCTTCTCGGATCGCCCGCTTCCCTTCTTGCCCTGATCGACGAGTTCCTCCTGAGCCTTCATGGCCGAAGCCTGATCGCCATGGCCGACGTCGAGGACATGCTGCTGGACCTTCGGCTCACCGCCGACCGCCTGGAAGCCGAGCCATGGTGATCCAGGCTCTGCGGTGGATGGCCATGGTGGGAGGCGTCCTGCTCATGTGGCAAGCCATGAAGGGCATCTGACCATGTGGGAATACCGATGCCGTGTGGTGAGCATCTACGACGCCGACACGTTCTGGGTGGAGATCGACCTCGGCTTTCGCATGGTCCACAAGGTGCGTGTGCGCTTGTTCAACATCGACACACCCGAGGTCCGTGGTGAAGAGCGTGTGTGGGGACTCGCTGCCAAGGACTTCCTGGTGGAGTGGCTCGGCCCTGACGCCGACCATGGCTGGCCGTTCATCATCACGACCGAGAAGACGGGGAAGTACGGCCGATGGTTGGCCGACCTCCGCCATGCCGATGGTGAGGTCTGGGTCACCGATGCGCTGAAGGAAGCCGGGTTCGACACCGAGGACTGGAAGAACTGGTGAAGCTGAGAGGTCGCTTCCTAGACGTAGCCGAGGGGATCGTCCATGCGCTCGATGGTGACCATGGCCAGCTCCCAGACATCGGCATCGTCTGAGGTGCAGAACTCGTGCAGGTCGAGCACGGCGGGAGCTGAAATACCCGACAGCTCACCCAGCTCCTCCAGATAGAGCCGTACCATGGTGATGTCTTCCTCTGAGCGGGACTCCATGGTGTAGAGGTGCCACAGCTCCCACGAGGTGCTGTAGGCCCGCCATGCACGAGCACACACAGAGGCCGCTATAGAGGGCCTTTCCCTAGAGATGTACTTGCACACTTGCACCTACTAGCACGCTTGCATAGAGAGGGCCTTCTAGAGGGGGCCGTATAGGGGCTTCTTCGAGAGAGCCTCTTAGGGGAAGCGCATCAATGAGAGCCTGTAGAGGGGGCATATGACAAGCCCCTCATTGGCCTATTCGTGTGGAGGGGGTGGGGGAGAAAGGCTGTTCTGTAGTTGGCTGCCCTGAGAGACACACCACAGGCCCTGTGAGAGCCGGGATGAGAATCCACTCAGGCATCCAAGATGCGGGGGTAGAGAGTGCTAGAGGGCCTACTAGAGGGGATAGAGCACACACAGGGGGTAAGAGAGGCTGTGGGTAGGGGGTACCTGTAGTGGTCCTAGTAGTGGCCCTAGAGGTGGTCTCCTAGAGGCCCTAGTGGCCCTAGCGGTACCTGTGATAGGCCCTCAGCAGCACCCACACCGCAGCCCCTCCAGCCAGCAGCAATCACCCGTGCCCTGGTGGAGAGGTCATAGCCCTTACTACCCGCCGGAAATAGTCATTATGTAAAGCTAGGATGAGCCTGAAGAAATGTGTGTGATGAGCTTGACAGGGAGCCAGGGGTAGACTAGACAGCTTGACAGCGTGTGATATCTACCTAGTCTCTTAACGGGGAAGCACTACATAACCCCAGGTCACAGGCCTAAACGGGGATGCAGGGAGCAGAGGCCGGAGAGGGCACCACCACGAGTGTGCAAGCCCAACCTCAAATCATCTCCCTCCTCACAACCCCTCATCCCCCTGCATTCCTCATCACTCTGGGTGGTTATTCCACCACTCTGGGTGGTTACCCCACCCCCCTCGGAAAATTGAAGGGAACCCCCTGGGGTGGGCGTAGATCAACCCATCTACAGATTCCATTTTTTTAGAAATTGTAATTGGGAGCTTTGAGGCCATTGAACCCTTTGGTACCGTCAGGTAACCAACAAAGGAGGGCGGAATGGCCGAGGTGGGAAACCCTGGTCAGGACTATGTCCCTGGTCAGGGAGGTATGTACGGCGATGAGGAGCGTCGGTACAAGAGAAAGCAGCGGAGACGATTACGCCAGGGCACGAAGGAGGTCAGGGCGTGGGAAGAAAGGAAGAGAGAGCAATCCGAAAGGCACTTCCCTCCAGTCTCCAGCACTGACAAGGGGAGCGATGGTGAGTGCCTGGGCCTGTGCCCTCGATGTGGGCACGGTCGCTTCTGGGACAACCGACCAGTAAAGCGCTCTGGCCAAGCCAAGCCTTCCAGCCCAGACTTTCGTTGCGTCAAGTGCAGGAGTGGCCTATGGGAGGCGCTGTACTAGGGCCTGGACCCTGACCATCCACAGCCGTGACGAGTGGCGGGTCGAGCTGGTCAGGTAGGCCAAGCTGGTCAGGTAGGCCAAGCTGGTCAGGTAGCAAGTTTGCTTGCCCATGCTGTCGTGTGTCGGTAAGGTGATCGGCACCAAGCAAAGGAGCAAGAGTATGAGCGTCGAGATCGAACTTTCCCATGAAGGACCGCCGCCCGGTGTCAGCCGAAGGGGTCGATGGGCCGACGCACACTTCGCTGTGCAAGCAGCTGACCCTGGCGTCTGGGTCGTCTTCAAGAACCTCGACGGCAAGGACGCTTCAAGCCTTCGCACGTCCATGGGGGCCAAGGCAGAGCAGGTTGTTGCCCGTCACCAGGAAGACAACACGGTCCAGGTCTGGGTCCTGCGTGAAGCAGGTTCTGACAACTCTCAGGACGGCAGCATCACCCCTCGGCCCGTGCAGGCGAGCACCGGCCTTCAGTGAGCCGCTAGGGTCGTCGGCATGAGCGACCTCACGCCTGAAGAAGAAGAGCGCCGTCTCAAGCTCGTGCAAAGCCACGGCCTTGTCGACGACACGGGCGAGTGGGGTGAGATCACGGCGATCCACACCTCCGAGGGCGAAGACCTTCAGCCCGAGGACATCGAGGTGCGCAACCCGGTGATCCTTCCTGAGTTGTCATCGGCCGAGCGCAAGATCGCTGCGGTCCGCATGAAGTCTGCCGGGTGCTCCTACCGCCAGATTGCCGAACAGTTCGGTGTGCAACCCAAGACCGCCAAGGGCTGGGTGTCTGCTGCCATGGACGAGGCCTTGCACGAAAGCGTGCAGGAGCTTCGCCATCTGCACTACAACCGCCTGGAGATGATGCTCTCGGTCCACTGGGACCGGGCGCTCACTGGCGACCTGGCTGCCTTCGACCGGGTGGGTTCTACGATGGATCGGATCGAGCGCCTCTACGGCCTCTCTGCCCCCTCGGAGACCGAGCACACCACACAGACGAGAGAAACCATCGTCATCGCAGAAGGCGACACCGAAACCTACCTGCGGGCGCTTCAGCAAGCAGCAGCGCAACGGGAAGACATTGTCGACGCAGAAGTAATCGAAGGCTGACAGTTCAGCAAGTGTGCAAGTTGGCCATTGCAGTTGGCGAAATTGCTGCGCTACCCTGATGCAATGCCGACAGCATTCACTGGCGACTTCGCCTATGACAACGAGGTCAACCTCTGGGTGACGTCGGCATCCGAGGAAATGGCTCGTGAAGTGAAAGGGAGCAAGTTTCGGCTCGGCTTCCTTCAGCGCAAGAACAAGACCCGCACGATCTACAACCACTTCGGCAAGCCCATCGCTCAGGTTCGCTGTAGCGACCTCGGACACTCAGAACACGAGTTCGACAATCATCAGGATGCGGTTGTTCGGCCGGAGCCTGTCACAACCTTGCTCAGATAGGAACCTTCCATGGCAACATCCTCAGGCCTCTACCTCCAGACCTTCGCTGATCTTCTCAACGGCGTGGCAGGTGCGTTCGACTACACGAGCACCATCAAGGGTGCGATGCTCGACTCGACGTCTCCCTCGACGCCCGACTTCAACCAGACCACCCCGGCCTGGGCCGACCTGTCTGGCAACGAGGTTGTTTCTGCGGGCTACACGGCCGGTGGGAACACGATCGACAGCTCGATCACGACCAAGGAGATCGTCGTCGGCACCCGAGCCACCGGTGTGCTCGACATCAAAGGCACCTGCCCCGCCTGGTCCGGCACGACGATCGACGCTGACGCCCTCGTGATCTACGACGACGCCGCCACGGCCGACACCGACCAGATGCTCTGCATGGTCGACTTCGGCGGCACGGTCACCTCGACCAGCGGCACCTTCACGGTCACCCTGGACGCCAACGGCTACGTTCAGATGGACCTCGTTCCCTGATCCTTCCCCTAGCCCTATGAAGGGGCCGATGGCCGAGATCCTGAAGTGGGGACACATGGCGTGGACAGCTAAGGCCAGGTTCAACGCAGGCACTGACTATGTGTGCGGGTTGGCCGTGAACCCAGACGCAGGCCCGCACGGTGCGGTCGCCGTGTTCGGCTATCACCATGTTTGCGGTATCCCGTCGCTGGTGTCGAAATGGCTGCCGCAGGACGCCCCGCAGCAGTACCTAACCGCGTTGGATGTGCCGTCTGGGACGACGCATCCAACGAAACGTCTACCGGTGCCGTGGCTCCCCGCCCAGAGACAGGCCGTGTTTAACGGGTTACAAGGCCAGTTTGGTGTCGATGGTCGTGTGCCTCGTGTGATAGTGCCGTTGACCCGTGCCCAGGGGCGGGCGTTGGATTGGGACGACCCGGTGCCGAAATGGTCGGTCCGCACCCGCCCAAAGCTGCGCGATTCGGACGTGCTGTCCGCCAAGATCCAGGCGGCCGGGCTGCCCGTCGATGGTGACGTGTTGCTCGACGTGATCGACGACATGCCCGCTCGCATCCGCACCGCTTTGCGAGCGGATTGGGAAGAAGCGTTTGGGCCGCTCACCCGCGGCGATCGGCCGCTGCGTGACGCCGCGGTCAGGTTGGACTGATGACCGTTCTCGCGCTGGTCGTTGCCGATGATACGTCGCTCACTACAGACGAAACGTGGTTAAAGGACCGGGCCGAAGCGCTCGGGTTCACCGTCACTGTGTACGACGATCAGGACGCCGAGGTTACGACCGGCCTGGACGGGCATCTCGTTACCACAGCCGCAGATTTCCGCATCAACGGCAAATGGCTGTCCGACTTCTCGGGTGCGCCACGATCGGCGGCGACTAGCCGAAACGTCACGAAGGCGAACAAATGGGGCATCCGTTCAGGCAGTTCCGGTGCATCAGGCCAGACGACGGCTTCGGTGTACTACCTCGACGGGGCGACGCACTTTGCATGGACCGGCGAATCGACTAGTTCGACGGTCACCGTGTCGGCTACAACCGTCACACACGACGAGGTCCCGGCGTCTTCACTGTTGACGGGCGGTACGGCTCTGGTGCAGCTCGGCTCGGCAGATACGGCGATGCTTGTGTGGGTGCTGGCCGACGGATCGACGCTCCACGCCAACACTTCGGGTTCGTCGCCGTTGACGAACGATTCGGCCGGTTGGCTGTTCAATGGTTCTTACGCCAACGGCAACACCGCTTTCCAGCAGTACGCAGACGACTTCCTCAACTGGCTGTGCAACGTCTCTGCGACGGGAGATGCCACAGTCGCTCCAGGGGCCATCAGTGCATCAACCTTGGTCTCGGGTACAGCGCTCGGCGGCGCTGGCGCAGCTACATCTCCAGCTGCCATAGCTGCCACAGTCTCTGTTTCTGGTACGGCAGCTGCCGGTAGCGGCGCTGCAACGGCTCCTTCACCCATCACCACCTCAACAACCGCTGCCGGAACCGCTACGGGAGATGCCACAGTCGCTCCAGGGGCCATCAGCGCTGCTACGACGGTCGCTGGTGTCGCCGCAGCAGGTAGCGGGGTGGTTACGACCCCTGAAGCGATCGTCGCCTCTACAGCGCTCTCAGGGCCTGCTACGGCGGGTGATGCCGATGTTGCCCCTGCACCTGTCGTAACGACGACGGCGATCTCTGCTGCTACCACTACCAGCGGTGAGGCGTCACCTGACGCCATCGCAACGACCACGTCGGTTGCTGCTACTGCCAGTGCTGGCGGTGATGGGGTTGTCGCTCCAACAGCTCTCACGACGACAGCGTCGCTGGCAGGCACTGCTACGGGTGATGCCGTAGCTGGCCCAGCAGTTGCGACAGCCTCGACGACCCTTTCCAGCACAGAGTCGGCAGATGCGTCGGTGGTCCCGGCAGCGGTTGCCACGAGCACTTCAGTCGCAGGAGTTGCGGCTGGCGGTGGTGATGCTGCCACTTCTCCTGCCGCTATCTCGACGACGGCTTCCATGCCAACGCCGGGTGCCGTAGGAGGCTTGAGCAGCTCGACGAGTCCATCGGCCATCACGACCACAGCGTCCATCTCAGCGGCAGCAGCAGGTGGCACAGGCGCTTCAACCACTCCTGGCCCCATCTCGACCGGGGTCGTCGTCGGCGCACCGGCTGCTACGGCAGACGCAAGCGTCACCGCTGCTGCACTGACAGTCTCGACACTCATCGACGCCCTGGCGGTTGGCGCTCACCCGGTTCTCACTCCGACCTCGGTCACGATCACCGACAAGAACGAGCTGACCACTTCGGTGGCGGGGGCAAACCAACTCACTGCCACAGTGCTGGACAAGAACGAGTTGGCTGCTCAACAGCAAGTAGTGCCTGCGCTATAGTCCTTGCCAATCTGAAAGTGTGCAAACCATGAGCAACCGTTTCACTGTCGACGCCGACTGGTACACGAGGGCCAACGACACTGGCTCAGTGATGTCTGTCGTCTTGAAAGACGGTGCAGGCGACGTGGTTGATGTCAGCGGGGCCACAATCGAGTTCAGGGCTTACGGGCCGGGCGATGACGTCACTGCGGTTGTCACCCTCGATACGCCAGCCAGCGGTGAAGTCTCTACGATCCCGGTCTTCACCGAGGCGGGGACCTACTACGGCCGGTTTCACGTCACGTTCGGGGGCGGCACGACCCAGACCTTCCCCACCGCTGACGACATCGTCATCGAAGTCAGGTCTCCCGAATGACGATGATCGTTGCTCGTCCTCCGAAGACCAAGGAGGAACTCTGGTGGTACGTCAAGGCCATGTGGGGCTTCGAGATTCCACGGCACAGCGTGTGCGAGGATCACAGCGCACCCTTCGACGCTTTCGCTGAAGCGTTCTTCGCAGAGGCCCCCATCAGCCTCTGGAAGGCCTCTCGTGGTTTCGGGGGTAAGAGTACGCTGATGGGCGTCCTGTCGCTCACAGAGGCCGTAGCGCTGGGCGCACAGGTCACGGTGCTGGGTGGGTCTGCTTCCCAGTCGCAGCGAGTGCATGAGGTCACCCACGAGATGTGGTACAGCGACCGGGCACCGAAGCAGTTGCTCAAGGACGACCCGACGCAGTTCAAGACCAAGCTCAAAGGTGGGGCCTGGATCACGGCCCTGATGGCATCCAGAAGTCTGTGCGAGGGCCGCACCCTCAGCGCTTGCGCCTCGACGAGGTCGACGAGATGGAGATGGAAATCTTCGAGGCTGCCCAGGGCCAGCCGATGGATGCTCGGGGCCTACTCGCTCAGACGGTAATCAGCTCGACCCACCAATACCCAAACGGCACAATGACCCAGCTGCTCAAGCGTGCCAACCAGAAAGGGTGGCCAGTCCACCACTGGTGCTGGCGTGAGTCCGTCGGGACCGAGGAGCACCCCGGCTGGCTGTCCATGGAGGCCATCAAGCGCAAGAAGCAGGAAGTCTCCGAGACGATGTGGAACACGGAGTACGACCTCCAAGAGCCGTCTCACGCTGGCCGTGCCATCAACACCGAGGCAGTCGAGGCCATGTTCGACCCTGAGCTGGGCGTCTACGAGGGTGACCTCGACGAGCGACTCATCTTCGAGCTTCCGGTTCCCGAGGGCACCTACGTCACCGGTGTTGACTGGGCCAAGGAGCTGGACTGGACGATCATGTCCACCTGGCGCACCGACGTAAACCCTTGGCGTCGAGTTGCCTTCTTGCGAACGGGTCGCAAGCCGTGGCCCCAGATGGTCGGTGATCTTCAGACCCGGCTCGACATGTTCGGCGGTCTGCTGGTCCATGACGCCACCGGCCTGGGTGATGTGCTCGATGATCTCATCGTCTACGACCGGAACAAGACCACGGACTTCGTCCTGCGTGGACGTCAGCGTGAGGCGGCGTTCAATGAGTTCGTTTCAGGGGTCGAGCAGCGGGCGATGACCGGCCCGAGGATCAAGTTCGCTTTCGAGGAGCTGAAGTACGCCACGGCCAACGATCTCTACGGGTCGGGCCACCCACCAGACTCGTTCATCGCTGATGCGCTGGCTTGGTCGAGGCGCAATGCGTACATCCCGCTTGTCTCCCCTGCTGCCATTCTCAAGAGCTGACTAGCCTTCTAGCACACTTGCACGCTAGATTGGTGAGAACGACTGTCTGACTTGCCTCATCAATGGCATCAAAGGACGCCTTCATGCCAGCACAAGAGCGACTGTCAGTTCCCATTTCGGGCAGTGAGATGCAGACGGGTTCGACAAGTCCCTACATCGAGGCTGGTGTCACTGGCTTGCAGCGCCAGGGCGGCTACGTCCATGAGGAGTTCATTCCAGCTCTCTCGGGCTATCGGGCCATCCAGGTCTATCGAGAGATGCGGGACAACGACCCAGTCATCGGCTCGATCATCTACGCCATCGACAAGCTCCTGCGTGGGGTCTCCTGGCGAGTTCAGCCCTTCTCCCACTCGACCAAGGATGTAGAGGCAGCGGCCTTCGTCCACGAATGTATGCACGACATGGAAGTGTCGTGGAGCGACTTCATTTCTGAGGTGCTCTCCATGCTGGTGTACGGCTGGAGCTTCCACGAGGTCGTCTACAAGATTCGCAAGGGCGACAACAAGAACCTTCGCTACAACTCCCGCTACACCGACGCCAAGGTCGGCTGGCGCAAGATGCCGATCCGCTCGCAGGATTCGCTGCAAGAGTGGTTCTTCGAGGACAACGGCGACATCGTCGGGATGCGCCAGGTCTCGGCACCCGACTACCAGATTCGGGACATCCCGATGAAGAAGGGCCTGCTCTTTCGCACGACCACCCACAAGAACAACCCCGAGGGCCGTTCCGTATTGCGGAACGCCTACCGCCCTTGGCTGTTCAAGAAGCGCATGGAAGAGATCGAGGCCATCGGCGTCGAGCGTGATCTCGCTGGCTTTCCGATGATCTACGTCGACCCGCAGATCATGCGCTCCGACGCCACTGCTGCTCAGAAGCTCGTCTTCGAGGAGTACAAGGAGATGGTCAAGAACATCCGGCGAGACGAGCTGGAAGGGGCCATCCTCCCGTCGGTGTACGACGAGGCGGGCCACCAGCTCTTCAAGCTGGAGTTGCTCAGCTCGGGCGGCAACCGCCAGTTCGACACCAGCGAGATCGTCACCCGCTACGACCAGCGCATCGCTTCGACAGTCCTGGCCGACTTCATCATGCTCGGCCAGCAGACGCATGGCTCCTTCGCCATGTCGAGCGACAAGACCGACCTCTTCGCCACCTCACTGCACTCCTACATCATGTCGATCAGCGAGGTGCTCAACAAGCAGGCCGTGCCCCGCCTCTTTCAGCTGAACAAGATGGACCAGTCCCGGCTTCCGTCGATCCTGCCGGGCGACATCGAGACGCCAGACCTCGGCGCAGTCGGCAACTACATCCAGGTGCTCGCCGGTTCGGGAGTTCCCCTGTTCCCCGACATCGACTTGGAGAACTACCTCCGAGGGATTGCCAATCTGCCAACTCGCCAAGACGACGGCGGGACAGACGAGAAGCCGATGCCAATGCCGAACCCGGCAGCGGGCAACGCCGATCCGGCAACCAACCAGCCCAAGCCGAAGGGGCCAGCGGCGGGCAACGCCGATCCGAAGAAGAACGGTGCCAAGTCGAAGGGCGGGGTCTCCGACCAGCCAGCACCCTTTGCCGCCAGCCCCAAGGGGTAGGTAGGCCGTGACCGACGTTCTGCCGACAGCCCCGAGCTTCAGTGGTGATGAGGTTCTTGATCGGGTTGTGTCGTTTATTGAGAGCTACGAGGAAGAGTTCGCTGTCGAGTGGCTGCGCATCGCCACAGAAGAGGGTGGCGAGCTGGGCAACCTGATTGCTGAGTTCATCGCTGGTGACATTTCGGTCGAGGAGCTTTACGACCGAGCGCAAGCGGTCCAGTGGGACCTCGATGTGATGAACGAGATGCTGCAAGACGCCTTCTGGGGTGGCGGTGCAGCAACGGCAGCGGGTGTCGGCCTCCCTAACCCGAGGCTGACGGTCGGCTGGGAAGAGTCCAACCCGTGGGTGCAGGAGTCCTTCCGAGACATCCAGACCAGGCTTGTCGCTGCCAGCCAGGCCACCAACGACGGTGTGGCCACGGTGGTCGCTCAGGGTGTGCGGGACAGCTGGCGGCGGGAAGAGATCGTCAGAGAGATCTACAACCAAGTGGGGCTGCTGCCTTCTCATGTCGTGGCGGTCGACAAGTACCGGACCCAACTGATCAACTCAGGAGCGTCCGGCTTCCAGATCACCCAGCAGGTCGAGGCCTACGCCAAGCGCCTCCGCAACTACCGGGCCAAGATGATCGCTCGCACCGAGGTGAGTTCAGCCGTCAACGCCGGACAGCACGAGTACTGGCGTCGGGTCGAGGCCACCGGGATGTTGCCTCCTCGCACGATGCGGGTCTGGATCACTGCCTACGACGAACGGGTCTGCCCCGAGTGCGGGCCGCTCAACCGTTCTGAGGCAGCAATCGGGAGCACCTGGCTCTCGAACAAGGGCCAGCAGATCGTCCACCCGCCTGCCCACCCCCACTGCCGTTGCACCACTGGCCTCGTCTTCCATGATGAGTTCGGCAAGCTCGACCCCTACCCGACCCTCATGCCGTTGGAGAAGCACGAAGGTGGCGGTCACGACCAGTCGAGCCACAGTAATTGGGCCAACGGTGGCGGGGAGCTGCCTCGTCCAGACTGGGATGCCCCTGCTGAGTTCAAGGACCGCATCGGCAAGTGCTACGAGCTGGCGTGGGACTGTGCGGTGCAGGCAAAGGCCACCCTCGTCCACGGCTCCATCGAGGGGATGGGCAACCCCCGCATCGCTCATGCCTGGGCCAAGACGGCCGAGGGTAATGTCTATGACCCGGTGATGGATCAGGTCTTCACCCCCGAGGACCACAAGACGTTCTTCAAGGCCGAGACGGCTGAGGAGTACGCCGACTGGGAGATCAGCTCGATGTCTCGCCGGTTCCTCCACAAGGGTCCGTGGCACAAGGCTCCCTACGGCACCGACTGGTACGACGAGGTCGAGTCCCTCAACGACATCGCCAAGCACTACGGCGGTGGCCACGACCAGAAGTCGCACGGGAGCTGGGCACGAGGTGGCTACTCCACCAAGGTGGGGGAGCTGACTGACACAACGGACCCGACGATCCATGTGAAGGATCTTCGCAAGCTGGCGAATGGGTCTGGAATTAGTCGAGAGATAGCGCTTCAGCACGCCAAGGAACTTTTCGAGCTGAGCATTTCTGGTGACCACCAACCTCGTATCGAAGTAGAGGTCACGATGGCTTCGCCAAACCCTGACCGCACGATCAGCGTCTATGGCAAGGTGAACTTCGGCAATGAGGGCGAAGTGGTTATAGGCGACTTCACTCGAACTTTGCACTATCTCGAAGGTGATGCCCCGCCCAGCCCCTACGTCCAAATGCAGTATTTCAATATGAAGGAAGAGTTCCAAGACCAAGGGATTGGCTCTGCTCTTGTGCGCCACTGGGAAGACCAGTTCGCCAGGGCTGGGTATGAGCGGATGGAGACTCGGGCCACGTCGCTGGGCCAGTTGTTCAATGGCGGCTACACATGGATGCGCCAGGGCTACGACTTCTTGCGCCCTGAAGAAGCAGTGAGCCGCCTGGCTGCGGACTGGGGGTGGAAGGCGACCCACCCCATTGGCCGAGAACCACTGGACGCCCCCGGTCTCGACAACACACTGAAGGGCTTCAAGAAGTGGAAGCGTGAGCACCGCCCGCAGTCACCTACTGAAATGTCCGAGATCATTCGACGGGACTTGGGTGACGAAGCTCAGGAATCGTTCCACCAGTACTTGAGAGAAGACGGTGTCTGGTACGGGACGAAGCCGACTCAGATGATTGACCGAGACCGAGACGGCTACGTCAACGACGGGACCGACGAAGAGCAGTTCGTCGGGAAGGGCACTCACCCTGACTGGTCTAAGATGACCGTTGTTCAGGTAGCAAACTGGTGGATGGACAACGAGCCGGTTGAGTTCGAGGCCGACACTCGTGAGGTTCGTGAGGCGCTCGGTGTTGCAGCTAGGGCTGCGCTGGAGTCTCGGCTTTCCAAGCACGCCACCCACGACCAGAAGACCCACGGGAACTGGGCCACTGGCGTTGGGCGACTCAATGTAGCCACTCCCGGCTCAGGCAAGAAGGGCGACTACAACCGAGCATCCGAGTACCGATCAGACCACGCCAGCGCTGCGAAGCGGGACCCCAAGTGGGAGGCCAAGGTCCTTGGCCGAGTTCAGGAGCTGGCTGGCTTCGGCAATGTCACTGACCTCGAAGAGGCTGTGGCTCTGATGGAGCACAACATCGAGCAGAGCTTCCTCAGAGGCATCACTAACCCCGACTCGGAGCAGTGGCGCTCGTGGTACCCGCTGGGGAATGAGTTCGGGGAGACCTTGGCCATCGAGGCTGGCGTCCACCCTGACATCGCCTACGGCATCATCGCTCGGCTCAGCCCGCAGTGCGACTGGGACGCCAACATGGTGATGGCCGCTGAGGTCATGCGTGTCCTCAGCACCAACCCAGTGCTCACCGAGGAGATGGCTGCGTCGGCCAACAGTCTGCTCGACGACGTCAATGGTCGCCGCAAACAACCTGCCGGTGAGGGTGAGCTGCCTGACATTACCGCTGGCAAGCGGGTCAGTGACCTGAGTCCCGAAGCTGCTGCCCACGTCATCCGCTCCATCTCTCAGGACGAAGGAGTCACTCTCCCTGGCGGTGCCAGCTTCCGGTGGCAGAGCGAGTACAACATGGCCCGGTCGGTGGAGATGTTCCGAGCGGGCAAGACCGAGGACTACACCGCCGTCGATGACCTGATGGGTGTCGACATGAAGATCCGGTCCTTCTACAACAACCTGCGGGACCCCTTCGATGCTGACTTCGGAGAACTCACGGTCGACACGCATGCAGCAGGCATCGCTATCGGCATCCCGGTGACCACCTCTTCCAGGGAGATCGACACCAAGCTGGACCGCAATGCCCTGTTGAGCTACGACGGCACCCGAGGCCGTCTGTCGTCGCTCAGCATTCTGGGAACGCCCTCATCGGTGTCGGCCGGGGTCAAGGGTGCCTACCCCCTCATCGCTGACGCCTATCGCAACGTGGCAGCTCGGCACGGGGTGCTGCCCCGAGAGGTGCAGTCGGTGACCTGGGAGCAGCACCGTCTCGACTGGCCTCCTGTGGCACGGAAGCACTGGGCGCTTGATGTGACTCGGGGTATCCACCACGAGTTGGGCCACGGTCCCGAGGCTGACGCTGCCATCGAGGAGTTCCGATCACAGATGCCTGGAGTTGCTCCGTTGGGTGAAGGAGCAGGGAAGCCAGAGAGTGTCACTGGCGGGGCAACCCGCTGGGCGAACCAATACGGTCAAGGCTATGTCTGGGGGGAAGATGAGCGAGAAGACTGAGGGCGTCGGCCGACTCAACGTCGCCACACCAGGGCGGCGAGAGACCCGCCGTGAACCCACCCCCGCAGAGCACGAAGCTGAGATCGACGCTGCCAACTCGGTGGGCAAGCGCAATGGCGAGTGGGTAATCCTCACTGCCGAGGAGCAGGACATGCTCCGTGATGGGCCAGACCGCCGACTCAGTGAGCCACAACCTTCGAGGCAGGACCCAAAGGCTCTGATGGAGTTCCTCCTTGGCCGTATCGCCAAGCACGCCACCCACGACCAGAAGACTCACGGCAACTGGGCGCATGGGAGTGTTAGCTGGGACGAAGTGCTGGCGAGTCCTTTGGACCGGGGCATCCAAGCGGGCGAGCCTTACGCCCGTGGCATGTTCGGTGATGAAATCCCAGAACACCATAGCCCAGGTGAGCTTCTGGCCTTGATGGATATGAGTGGTAGCAACCCGTCGAAGACTCGCTACAACCGATCCAAGCTGGTTGAGCTGTACGGGGATGAGGGCAAAGCCTTGATCTACGGCGTGGACAGATGGCAAGGCAATATGACAAAGATGGAGGCTCTTCGGGAAGACATGGAGCGAGGAGAGCCGAAGGCAACCGCCTTCTTGGATGCGGTACGCCGTAATTCAATGGAGGTGCCTGCTCCGCTTTACCGTGGCATGAACATTGATGTCAGCGGCATTGAAGTGGGTGACACCCTTACCCACCGGTCTATTTCGTCTTTCTCCAGCAACAGGGATCACTTGATGATCCCCGACAAGAGGGTGGTCTTGGTGATGCGCCAAGGCGAAGCCTTGAACGTCAGTGGCATTGGGAGTATCCCCGAGGAGCGTGAGTACCTTGTAGGGCTGCCGATGAAGGTGGTCGGTACTAGTGTCGAGCATGGCCAGTTCGTGATCGAAGTGGAAACGGTGCGAGACGGTGACGGTGATGGCAAAGTCTTCGACAACACCGACAAGGAGCGGGCCGCATGAAGGCCCATGACCTCACTGAAGAGCTTGACACAAACCTCGCTGCCGCCCTCTCGAAGCACGCTGTCCACGATCAGAAGACACATGGGAATTGGGCACGAGGTGGCGCAGCCGAGGGTGTGCCGGGTGGCAGCGTTGTTGATGGTCGTTGGGTCCCTGGCTCTGTGCCGCCGGGGTTCAACGACATTGGCAAGAAGAGCTGGGCTGATGGCTTGAAGGCATTCGAGGATCACCCCGAGTGGTTCAACACACAGGTCATTGCCGAGGACGGCTTGCCGGTGGCAGTGGCCGAGAATGACCGGAACGGCTTTCGAGGCCCTGGCTTGACCGATGCGTACTATGCCGCCTCGAAGGAGCAGGGCTATACCGAAGAGTTGAGTGGTGCTCAGACTATTGGCCGCAGGATCACTGAAGAGTGGGAGGCGTCCATTGCGCATGCGATCTCCATGAACGAGATCGACGCTGGGCGGGCGTTCATCGACGACTACTCCCACAGCAAGGGTGAGACGGAGAAGCAGTCGCCAGCCTTCCAACGCTGGGGCTACAAGGCTCAGCCCGAGCGAGGCAACTGGGATGAGCTGCCTGAAGAGCTGTACCACGTCACCTCAGCCGCTGAAGCGGTTCTGGCTACGGGGCTGAAGACTCGCAGCGAATTGGAGAACACTGCTGGGCTGGGCGGTGGCACTGACGCAGCAATCAGCCTCACGGGCGACCGCAAGATTGTTGAAGCCATCGTCACTGGGATGCACGAGCTGCGCCGAGCAGTTCGGGATGACACTGGCCCCGCCTATGTCGAGGAGATGAAGGCTGAGGCCAAGACCTGGAGTTGGGACCCTACGAGCAGTGTCACCTACGAGAGCCAGTTCGGGGACCAGAAGAAGATCGAGGACAGCCGGGACCGGGCTGACATCTACCAGACATTCTCCAGTTGGCGAGAGCACTTCACGAAGCAGCCTGACCCGCTGTTCTTCAGTGTCAACCATGAGGCTTTTGCCAATCTCGATCCTTCACAAATCGGTGTGGTGACGGTGCGTCCTGCGGTCACTGGAGCAAAGGGTTGGCAGATGAGTGCCCTTGGTGAGTGGCGGGTGGCCACCGGTGATGCAGTGGAGGTCATGAGCATCGAGATCCGTGATGGCGATGGCGATGGCTACATCCTCGACGGCACCGATCAGGAGCGCCGAGCATGACCAGTCGCAACACGATGCTCGCTGTCCTCTTCCGCACGATCTCTCGGCGGGAAGCCTTCGCCAGCATCGAGAAGTTCAACCCGTATCACGATGAGATCGGCCGGTTCACGACACCCGGCAATGCGGTGACGATCGGGGCGATGCCGAGTTCGATGAAGGGGTCGGCCGGTCATCTCGTGGCGCTCACCCGTACCGATGGCGGGCTGACCTTCAACCCCAAGCGCAAGAACTTCGCCCGCAAGGGCTTCGCTGTGGCGGTCACTGACAAGGCCGAGGAGAAGTACCCGATCGAGCCGTCCGAGGGGGAGGACTGGACCGAGGAGGGAGTTCAGATCGTCAAGCGCTACATGAAGCGCCACGCCGACCTGCTCGCTCAGCCCAACGCTCACCTCGGGACCTGGGTCGACGGGGGCACGGTCTACCTCGATGTCTCGGTCGTTGTGCAGGACGCCAGTCTGGCCGCAGCAATCAGCGCTCAGACCAACCAGATCGCCTTCTTCGACCTGGGCACGTTCTCCGAGTGGCGAGATGACGGTACTGGCACTTATCAAGTGAGCAAGTCTGCAAGTCAAAGTCCAGTGGTTTACACCAAGGCGACCGACCTCAAGACCGACGACCAGATCCGTGCTCTGGTCGAGTTCCTTCTCTCCCGCACAATCTCGAAGCATTCAGGCGGCAACGCCCACGGTGGCACTGATGATCAGTCGAGCCACGGTAACTGGGCACGGGGCAGCAAGACCAGCATCCCTACTGGGGGCAGCTACTTCGACGAGTTCGGCCGAGAATGGAAGGTCGTCGTTGGGGAGCTTGATATTGAAACTGCCTCTGAGGTCATGATGCGCTATCGACGGCCGGTGAACCCTGACCGGTTCGTTGATGGAGAGCTGACCGTGACTTCGGGTGACTGGGCCTTGGTTGCTATTCACCCGCACAGCTTCAGGCCGTTCATTAATCTTCAATACTCCCAGGTTCCCGAAGGTGAAGACCCTGTCGAGTACTTCAGCGCCTTCCGAGACGAGGCCTTGGCTGGTGGCCGCAATGATTACGCCATTGTCCAGCCGGTCCCAGGGCCAATGGACCAGTACGTTCAGCCTGGGCAGCTGTTCGACGTAGCCGGAAAGATGGTTCAGGTTGACGTTGCTGGAGAGGGCGTCACTGGGACTGAGTTCCTCCAGTCGCTGCAAGGTGCTGAGGTGCCAGAGACGGTGAGGGCACGCCTTGAGGGCCTTGAACCTGGCCAGGTGATTCATGCCAACTTGAGCGACCGCTCTCCTTGGTCCTATGCACGATACCCCGACAGCGCAGAGTCCATTGGCAGTGTTCTTTACAACGACATTGTTATCTCGCCCCTGGACGCTCAGCAGCAGATGTTCCCCGATTATGCTCCAACGACTGACCTGCCTGGCCTGGGGCCGGAGACGATGCAGGCACGGCTCTACGAGGGGTCGCAGCAGCGGCTCTTCGCTACCGAAAGCAACTTCACTGGTGCTTCGACATCGGACACGTTCTACGCCGCCTCTGTGGCTTCAGGCCAGTTTGACACCCTGTGGGGTGACGCTATGCGGGAGAGCGCTTACGGCGCATGGACCACTGCCGAGGTCCGTTCTCTTGTTGAGGCCAAGGTCATTGGCAGTGCTATTGCCGAGGGGAAGAGCTACACCGACTCTCTGACCAACTGGGATCACGTCGCAAAGATGATGAACCAGATGCGTGTCGATCACACGAACTCAGTCATCAATAGCTATGTGGACCGCCTCGGCTTGCCTAGCCAGCAGATCGGTGTCTCAGTCGCTCTTGACAAGGCCATCGCCCTGGAGGGCTTCAATACTGCTGAGGAGTTCGCTGCTGCTATCCAGGGTGAGCATTCCGAACGCTCCCTGAGTTTCGACCCCCTACCTGACGGGCCGCTGGGGACACTGGTTCGCCAAGAGACAAGGCGTCAGGTCAACCGCAGAGATCTACACGAGGCGCTGGGCGGGAGCGATGAAGCTGTTCGGTGGCTTGACGATGTAGAAGCGGGCGGTCAACTCAACGCACTGGCCGAGAAGGCCCGTCGTGGTGAAACGATCGTCATGTCGGAAGGCCGACTCCAGAGCGAGGAGGCTGTGCATCGTCAGAGCTACAAGCGGAAGATGTACCCCACCAAGGCCGGGGACTTGATCACCGCTACCGACCCGGTGCTCACAGCGAGCGATGTTGCCGAGGGCTACAGCAGTTCAAGGCTGGATCGCCACGGCAAGGAGATATTCGAGGCCAGCATCCTGGTTGATGGTGGTAAGCAGGTTGAGGCGGTTGTCGACTCTGTGCGTGAGACAGGTGGCGACATCACTGTCAGGGGTGTCGTCGAGATCGACGGCAAGGTGGTTGGGGATTTCCGGCGAGCCTTGCACTACACCGACGCTGACCCGTATGCCTACATGGCGAGCTTCACACTGAACAAGAGTGCTCAACAGCAGGGCATCGGCTCAACCCTGGTACGGCACTGGGAGGACCAGCTTGCCAGGGCTGGCTATGGCCGCATCGAGGTCTCGGCTACCTCTAGCAAGTACGGGATGAACGGCGGCTACACATGGATGCGCCAAGGGTACGACTTTGCTGACCCGAACTACTCGACCGTTGAGCTGGTCCGTGGCTGGAAGTACCGTGTCCAGAATGGTGACATCGCAAGCGCAATGACGCTGGACTTTCCCCAGAGGAACTTCGACCGCACTACGGAGAAGCTGATCAACTGGGACCCCGCTTATCGGCCTTCGTCACCAGCAGCTCTGTCGGCACGGATTCGGCATGACTTGGGCGCTGACATGCAGGAATCATTCCACCAGTACCTCAAGGACTACGGCAGTTGGCGAGGGGTGAAGCCCACAAAGCCGATCGACCGGGACCGTGATGGCATCATTTACGAGGGCACTGATCGAGAGATGTATATCGGCCAGCAGTCTCTCTTTGAGAAGGGCACTCGCCCTGACTGGTCCAAGATGACCGTTGTTCAGGTGGCGAACTGGTGGATGGACAACGAGCCGATCGAGTGGGCCAAGGACACCCGTCAGGTTCGTGACGCCTTCGACACTGCTGCTCTGAAGGGCATTCTTTCTAAGCACTCTGGCGGTGAAGCACACGGCGGCACTGACGATCAGTCGTCGCACGGCAACTGGGCCAATGGCCAGCGCACGTTGCCGGGGATCAGCCCTACCCGAGTTCCTTCTACGGTCAAGTCGCTGGGGAGCACCAAAATCCAAGACATCGTCTTCGACGCCGAGGTTCCTATCGAGCTGCTGGAGGTCCAATACGGCGACAGTGACCCGTTCCTCGTCGGGCTTGGCCAAGGGTCGAAGATGTACGATGTCGAGCGCCAGACCCCACCAGCCCAGCACGAGCTTTACGGTTCGCCCGTGTTCGGAGACTTCTACGAAGAGTGGGCCACGGGTGACTACACCGGCAACGCCAAGCTTCGTCGTATGTCGGCCAGCCTTATGGGCTTGGCAGTCCCTGCTGGTGCAGTGGCGGGGGAGGACCTTATCGGACCCGAAGCCACGGCGGCCTTGATCGACGGTGACAAGAAGGCGTGGGCGATGGGTGCCAATCGAAGAGAGCGTGCGCTCGTCGGCACTGCGTACAAGGCCCTGCGTGACCTTCACTACGGTAAGGCCGAATACCCTGGGTCGTTGTACCGAGGGCTGTCCAACATTCCACCGAAGTCTTCTGTGCTGACGGCGGAGGTCGGCAGCACCGTGGCTCTCCCGCTGGGGTCGTTCGCACCTAACAAGTCGGTGCCGAGCCAGTATCTGGGTGGCAGTGGCCCTGGTTCAGGTGGCCACACCACCTACCCTGATGTGCTTATTCGAGTTGAGCCAGGGGCGAAGGTGGTCCCCAATTTCGCTCGTCGTGAGACAATCTCAAGGCGAGAGCCTCCGATGCAAGAGGCCTACCAGTGGGTCACTGGTGGCCGCTTCGAGGTGGTTCACCGTGAGTTCGTCTCTGCAAAGCCAGGAGTCCATCGGAACGCTTACGACAGTCTCATGGGCCTTGGCCAGTGGGAAGTGACCCTGCGCCAGACCGAGACCTTCAACCCCGTGACGAGTTCATGGGAGCCGGTGGACGGCGACGGTGATGGCAAGGTGCTCGACGGCCAGGTTGGTGAGCGTATGGCCAAGGCCAGCCTCGACGTCATCGAGCCGTGGGCTTGGGCGCTGGGCGAGATGCTGCCTCCTGAGTTGACCAAGCACGAGGGCGGGGGACATGACCAGAAGACTCATGGGAACTGGGCCAGTCGCTATGGCACCACCACAGCAGACCACGACCTTGCTGGGTCAGGTGGGCGGTTCCTCCTAAGCCCTGGGTTCCAGGTCTACGGAGACGGCAAGCTGCTTCTCATGGGGCACGGTGATCTGCCGCTCTACAGAGAGAGCTATGACGAGACCGACTACTACGTCAACCTCGACTCAGCGCAGGATGACTTTGAGCGTGGGTTCACTGACTACGGCTCAGGCTGGTGGACCTACACAGGGTCAATTCTTCAGCGAGCAGCGTCAGCCTCTCTTCTCGGACTTGAAATGCCGAAGACCTACACGGACAAGATCGAGCCGGTGTCTGACGAGTACGGGGCCATCGTCACCCGCAAGTTGAGCCATGTTGACGCTGAGGACAGGGGCTTCGTTGATGAAGCTGTCGCTGATGCGTATGGCCGAGCGATCCAGGCCTTTGCCGCCGCAGAACAGAACAGCCCGAGCGATGCGGTGGTGCGCCGGGTGCTACTCGATGTCGACCCGTCGTCCAAAGTGCTCAGCCTTCAGCCGGGAGATTCCTACGTCACACCGCTCGGCTCGTACACTCAGCACCGTGGCCTGACCCGTGAGTTTCTCATGCGGAGTTCGACCGACAACCCCTCGGTTGTCATCGAGCTTCAGCCAGGAGCGAGGGGTGCTTACTACAACGCTGAAGGGTCGTCGTCTGGCTGGATGGACGACCCCACTGCGGAAAGTGGGTACTCGCTCGTCTCTGACTATGGTCCGACCGAGTACGTCATCGCTGGTCGGTTCGAGGTGGTTGGCCGGGAGACTGACCCCGACGGGACAGTCCGTGTCCAGGTCGTCCAGACTCACTACCCGAAGATTCCTCGGCGGAATCGGTTGATGGGTGGGGTCCCCTTGGTGCCGGTGGACGGTGACGGCGACGGCCGGGTGCTGGAGAACGAGGCAGAGGGAGACATGGGTCGGGCTGTCTCGAAGTCGGGAAGCCTGGCTGTTCCCCTTTGGTGGCTGGAGGGGTTTGAGGGGTCTATCACCAAGGCTCCCGACGAAGTGAAGAAGCACTCTGGCGGTGAAGCACACGGTGGCACTGACGATCAGTCGTCGCACGGCAACTGGGCCAACGGTCGAGCTGCCAAGCCCACGGGCATCCGGCAGTTCACCCAAGGGGCGGGTGAGCTTCCTGGCAAGCGCTTGAAGAAGCGGGGTGACCGGGACGGCTGGATCGAAGAAGACATCCGCATCAGCCTCGACACCAATGTCCGCACCGCATTCGGCATCGACCGGCCTGAGGGCTTCCGAAAGCTCCCTGGTGGGGGCATCATCCAATTCGGCCAGGAGTTCGACGCTGACGGCAACTGGGTGCGGGACATCGTCGAGGACAGCGATTGGGTCTTCGACGACACCGAGCGTACTCGCAAGATCATCACCGATGCCCTCAACGAGATCAGTCCAGAGCTTCGGCCTGCCCGTGTGGTAGTCGGCGGGAACCCACCAGACGGCCCTCCAATCTACGGGGCGTCCTACACGTGGGGGTCTGACACGATCACTCTTCACCCGCTTGCCCTTCCAGTGAGTGAATACACCTACAGCCAGCTCCCCGAACAGTTTGATCGTTGGGGCAGTTGGAGCCAGCAGGTCAGCGAGACCAGGGCGAGCCTGAGGCGGCTCATCTTGCATGAAGCAGGCCACTACATCGACGACAAGATCCACGAGCGCACGTCGCAGTGGAAGGGGCCGGACTCCTGGCGCTCGGTGCGCAACCGTCTCGCCAATGACTGGTTCCAGCAGAACTTCAGGGAGCTGGACCCCGAAGGCCCGACAACGTGGTACCTCTACCAGAACTTCAACCGGGCCGACGACTGGCACATCCACGCTCCCGCTGAGTTGATCGCTGAGCACTTCTCCTACGAGATGACCGGTGCCACGATCCCTGGGGCCAAGCTCGTCAACGATACCCTCGATGAGTTCGACCTCAGCGCAGTACTCAAGCCCCGTGACGGTGACGGTGACGGTACGGTCTTCGACAACACCGACAAGGAGCGCCCCGCATGACCAGCATGAGCTATGAGGCTTTCCTGGCACAGCAGAAGAAGGGGCTGACCTTCGAGGACGTGTACGTCCCGCCTGAGATGGCACCCGACGATGCCGAACCCTGGTGGGCTTGGGGTGACCTGGCCAAGCACGAAGGCGGAGGACACGACCAGAAGACTCATGGGAACTGGGCCAGGGCTTCCACAATTCACGACGCTGATGGCAGCCCGGCTGCGCTCACAGTGAACGGGGTGACCTTCACTCGCAAAGAGTCGGTCGACGGCCGGGTGTACTGGGCCAGTGAAGACACCCCGTTGGGGAACGTAGCAATCTGGGCCGAGGAGCCTGACGCTGAGCAGTTGGAGCGCAGCGCAGGTCGGTATCTCGACTATGTCGCTGAGCCTGAACGACGGGCACAGAACGTCATGATGGCTAGTGAGATGCTTGGCCGAGTTAGCATCGACTCAATCGGGAAGGTCATCCCGCTGTCTACTGCCCAGACACTGATCGACATCGAGCGGAACCTCAATGTCTGGGAGCGGGACAGCATGGGGCGCAATTCAGAAGAAGCCAACGCTGCCCACTTGGCCGACGCGGTCAGCAACCTCAAGCGGTCGATCGAACCCGGCACACTGGCGATGCGTCTCGACGAGGAAGCGCTGGAATCTATTGTCGCTGGTAGGTGGGGTGCCGAGGGGGAGATCCTCAACCAACACATAGTGGGCGAGTCCAGGGGTTTCTTCGACCCCGCCCGCCGAGAAGATGTCGAGTTGCTCCAGGGGGTGCCCAGAGACATCAATGACTTCGAGCGCCCGAAATACGGCTACCTCGAAGGCGCAGAGCACTGGTCCGAGAAAGTCAGCCAATACGGTGACATCACACTCCGGTTCAAGGACCAGATCGCTGACCGAACGACAGTCACGTTTGGTGATTCCCTCAATGACGACCTACACGGGGTCCGAATGAGCGACCTTCTCGCTGGGTCGGCTAGCCCTGAACGAGTGGTGGCAGCGATGGACAACCGTGCTATTCGCCCATTCTGGACCGGGGATCACAGCCGCTGGCGAGGTGAAGTACCCTATGTCGAATTGCAGTTCCACGGTGAGCTTTCGCTGGCCGATGTGAGAGAGGTCGGGTTCGACGTGGAATATGAGCCGCATGACGCTGGGCAGTTCAACTACATGATCGAGCGCTTGGCTGAGCGGGGCATCCCTTCCACAATCAAAGTCCACGAAAGTACTGGCTACGAGTCGAGGGTTGTTGTCGGCTTCGATGCCGACGGTGACGGCTGGATCTTCGAGGGCACAGACAAGGAGCGACGAGGATGATCAGAGTTGCACAGCGAGGCAAGCACGAGTTCGCCCTGGCCGAGGAAGACGCTGACCCGACCGACCCTCATCTCGAAGTGATGCTCTTCAACGAGCGCACCAATGAGACTACTGGCCCGTTCCCCTGGCAGAGCTTGCTGGCAAGAGGCTACTGGAATCCCCCTGCTGAGCGTGCAAGTATGCCAAAGAGCAAGTCTGGGGATTGAGCCGTGGATTATTGGGAGTCCAAGCACTACGCCCTTTGGCAGCGCCTGGAGAAGCACTACGGCGGGATCAGCAAAGAGAACCCGTACCACGACGAGATCGGGCGCTTCACCTCCGCTGACCGAGCTGTCACCATCAACGGCGTGCCAGTGAGAGAGGCTGCTCAGGTCGGGTCTCAGTACGAGCGGAAGAAGGAGCCGGAGGGATGGAACCCTGACAAGCCGTTTGCTGACCCTGCGAGGGAACGTGTTCTGAAGGTCCTGGCAGGGCAACTCCGAGGTCAAGCAATCGAGCACGCTCCCGAAATCACAGCTCAGATGGTGAGCTTCGCAAGCGAGGCTGGTGGGGAGATGTCGGGGCTGGACTTCGCTGTCAAGGGCGCAGGCTCGATGACTCGCAAGATTCGGGATCGGATGCACAACCGTGGCCTGACCGCTGAGGAGTCCCAGGCCAAGATCAAGGACGCTCTCCGCTACACCTTCATGTTCAGCGATGACAATTACGCCTCCGGTGTCGAGAGCGCAGTTCGGTCGCTGGTAGATGCTGGGTGGACACTCTCTCCTGGCGAAACGCTGGAGGACTACTGGGGCAAGGTTGATGACTACTCAGGCCTCAACTCGGTGTGGACCCCACCGAACGTAGAGCGGATCGGACCCTCTGGGAACGCAGGTGCCCATGTTGAGATCCAATTCCACACTGAGCAGTCTTTCTTCATCAAGGAGACGCAGAACCACGCAGCCTTCGAGGAGTACCGCAACCTGTCGGACTCAAGCCCCTTGAAGAAGGAGCTGTACGCTCGCATGTCCGAGCCGTGGGCGAACTACAACCGGGGTGAACCACCAAGTGGCTGGCCTCCTGCGTACTTGTCAGAGGTCGGGATCACCGAGAAGGCCCACCCCGCCCCCGAGGGCTACTTTCACCCCGAGCACATCTGGGACGCCATGTCCCCGGCTGCGCAGGCCCGAGCACTCGATTACAAGCCGCCGCTGGTGGGCAATGCTCCTGTTGACGGCGATGGTGACGGTAGAGTGTATGATGGCACATCAAGGGAGCGAGCAGCATGAGCGACAAGAAGCTCTACATCCACCAATGGGCGTATGACATTCTTCAGAAGAAGCAGAGCGGCCTGACCTTCTACGGCTGGATGGAGAAGTACCCCGGCCCGGTCGAGGGCGTCACCCGCATCACTTGGGAAGACGGCGTCCCCATGAAGGCCGAGAACTGGGCCTGGGACGAAGAGAAGTGGATGCGGGACGACGAGTACATCTACAAGATCGTCTCCGGTGGTGGCCCTGGCTCCGATGATTGGGTGTCGCTCACACCTGAGCAAGCCGAGGAAGTGCTCGACGGTCTCTTCAAGACCTGAGTTCATGTCGTGACATCGGCTCTGCCGTCTGGCACACTTGCACATCGGAGCCTCACCAATGACGACAGACCACCTCGCAGAATCCAACATCGTGAAGATCGACGAGGACCAGCAGTTGGTCTTCGGCTGGG